AAAGATTCTGATACAAAAGAATTTATATATGCAAGAACATCTACTTCAGATACTACAGGATTAACAAATCCTAATACTCTAGATTTAGCTTGGGGTAGTGCTCCTAATAGTTCTACTGGATTATTTGATAACCCTCAGGGAGTAACTTCAAGTTTACCTTATGAATGGTTTTGGATAAGAACAAAATCTTCTGAAGGAGTAATTAGTTCTTGGTCTGGACCAACACTATGGTCACACTATGGAAAAGACGGAAAAGATGGTGATGGAATAGAATATATTTACAGCCCCGTAAATGTATATAGTTATGATTGGGGAAATGGAGAACCATCTACATGGACAGCTTCTCAAGATTCACAATATATTCCTACTTCTTATAAAGGAGATACTAGTACAATTGGAACAGATACAGCTTATGGTAAATGGTTTACAGATCCTGTAAAATTATGGACTAAAGGAACATATTAGTATGTTTCTGTACGTAAGAAAAGAATACCTAATACAGATTCTTCAGAAGGAGATTCAGCACTTTGGGAAAAATACAGTACTCCAGCATTATGGAATTATTATCCTGTAGATGGAACAAATTCAGTTTCTACAGCTTCTTTTTCTTTAAATTAGTCTAATCCTATAGTTACTTTTGTAAAATCTGATACTTCAATTTCTGGATTAAATACAGATACAATTTCTGTAACTAGAATGTTATCAGATACAATTTCAACAGCTACTATAAATTCAATTACTCTAGGAACTCCTACATCTGGAATAACTGCTAGTGTATCTGGAAATGTTATAACAGCTAATGCCACTACTTCTACAGCAATAGGTTCTTATGAAATTCCTTTTACTGTAGTTGCTAAATATTCTGAAGATGATACTAAAACAGTTTCATTATCTGGAACAGTAAGTGTAATAGTTGTTAGTGGAGCAGCTTCATCTACAACAGATAATTATACAGTAGCTGTAACACCAATTGCTTTACAATTAGAATCTAGTAAATCTACAGGAACTTCTGTAGTTACTTATGAAGCAAATACATCTGGAGCAAATTCTTATATTATAGTATATAAAAATGGAACTATTCAAGATATAACTAATTATACTATTAGTATATCAAATGAAACTAATTGTACAACAACACATAATTATACTAAAGCTAGTGAATATAGCGGTTATGTACATATTAATTCTGTAAGTAATAGAACAATTACTGGAGGAACTGTAGATGCAACTACTGGTAAAAATGTAGATGTTAGTATTCCTTATAATACTGGTAGTTATACAGTAGATATAACAACTCCAGATGGTTAGAAATATCATTTTATAGTATCATTTACAGTAAATGTAGATGTTTATTAGAGAGATACTATTGATAATGTAGTACAATATCAAACAACTTTTTAGAAAACTACTACAGATGCTAATCGTTCAATAGAATAGGATATAAGTAAAATAGAACTTGATGCTTCTGGTTTACATACACTTGTAAAAACAGCACAAACTACTGCTAATACTGCTAATACAGATTTAGCTACTGTAAAAAGTACTTATTCAACAATAGATTAGACAAGTTCAAGCATCAACGCCAAAATTGGAGAAAGTGTAACTAGTGGTGGTCAAGTATATGAAGCAGTAACTTCATCTTTCTCGATGTCCGGAAACGGTATCTCATTGTTCGGTAAAGAACTGAATTTTGCTGGAGCTACGATATTTTCATCTTATGCTACAAAAGATTATGTAGATAATGCTGGATATATTACATCGCCAAGTGTTAAAAGTGATCTTGACAGTATAGGATTAAAACTTGGATATACAGGATATGATGCTTTAGTTGCCGCGGCATCACTTAATACAACACTGATCAATGGAGGATACATTAATACGACGCTGATAGATACAAATACACTTGTAGCACAAACGGCATTTACTACCTCTCTTAAATCTAAGTTGATAACAGCGGAAAACATCAACTCAGTAGCTATTGATGCTGGTTCAATAAAAGCTGGAACATTATCTGCTAATAGGATAGACACAACATCCATTACTTCATTAGGAGAAGTAACGGCAGGATCTTTTAATATTGGCAGCGGTAAATTCACAGTAACAAGTGATGGAGCTTTAGCAGCTACAAATGCTACAGTTACTGGAGATATCACAGCTAATACATTAAATATTGCTTTAAGTACAAATTCACCAACAGTTACTAATGCTTCTTCTTTAGATGATTCTACAATAGCAACTTTGGCTGCTAATGGTTCTATGGCATTTAAAAATACTAATGGAAGTTTAGTAGCTTTCTTTAGTTGTGAAGGAGCTGGGGTATATTTATATATGAAAAATCCAGAATCTGGAAAATGGTACAGAGTGGATTTTCTGAAATGGAAATAGTGTAGTAATTCAGCAGTTTCCAGTATAGCTATACCTCTTTATAGTACTACACAAATACAATCTGTTTTAGGAAATTCTATAAGTCCTGGAAGTTTAACACCTACAACAACTATATATAAAGCTTTAGAAACTAAAAATTCAGCTGTTAAAGGTTTTGTTTATATGGATTCTGATTGTAAAACATTGGTTACATCGACTTATTTAAGTGACTATTATTTACTTTCCAATAGTTTCAATGTTTTACAAAGATCTTTTGGAAAATATCATCTATTATCTGGAAATTATAAATATATAAATGCAATATTAAAAGGCGGTTCCACTCAAACAACTTCTGATCCTGGAATTACTTATGGAAGTACTTAGTATATAATTGGAAATTCGTGGTTAAATGCAAATGCAACTAATTCTACTGTATCTACAGCTAGTTCTAATTATAAAGTTTTGGCTGCTGATGGTGTTTCTTATGCAGTAAGTAGTCTTACTTTTGGTCAAGATTCAGTTACTTTAAGTAGTGCTTTAACTTGTGATTCTTATGTTAATGATGGTACTAATAATTTTGGAACTTCACTTACAGGAGTTTCTACTTCAAATTCATTAACTCCAGTTACATTTAATGGTACATCACCTACTACAGGAACTTTGACTGAAAATACTAATATATTTAATCCTACTTATGTAACTGTTTAATATGAAAATAATATATAATAAATTAATACCTTTTGGTGGAAATAAATTATTTACTTTTTTAAATATAATATTTGCCAAATTTAATGCACAATTAACTACTTTTGATATTAATCATGAAGCAATACATTGGGAGCAAGAAAAAGAAACATTAATACTACCATTTTATATATGGTATTGTATAGAATTTTTAATTAGATTAATATAGTATAGATCTTGTCATAAAGCATACAGAAATATTTCTTTTGAAAAAGAAGCTTATGATAATTAGAATAATATAGCATATATTAAAACTAGAAATAAATTTAGTTGGACAAAATATTTAAAATAATATGCAAACTACAACAACATGTAGTCTTAACGACGACTATAAACACGTTTGTTTTAAAGACCTTGAAAACTATTTAAAGAAGGATAGCCTATTATCAGGCTATTCTTCTCTTGAATAGGAAAAAATAAGACAAAATTTAGGAATTACTAATTGGGATTAGGTAGAATTTGATCCAAAACTTAGTATTTATTCTGAAAATGCCGTTAAAAATAAAGTAATAACAGAGGCTTTAAGTAAAAAAATAGACATCAATAAATTAGCTGATGTCGCAATAACTGGAAATTATAAAGATTTATTAAATAAACCATGTCAACTTCCTAATCCTGAAATATTACTATTTAAAGGAGGATTAGATGCTAAAAATACAGTATATGATGGAAGTGAAAATGTTATAGTAAATTTACCTTCTAAAGTAAGTGATTTTCCAGATGCCGAAGATTTTAAACCCAATTATGCTACAATAGAATCAATGATTCCTATTAAACAAATATCAGTAAATGACGTTATATTAAAAATAAGTACTGATAAAATAGCTAACATAATTGTTCCTACAAAGATTAGTCAATTAACTAATGATTCTTCATTTGTAACTTAGCCAACATTTGAATCGGTTATAGATAGTTTAAAAGTAGATATAAATAATGCAAATTCTTCTAAAGCAGTATTTAGTATTAAATATGAAAATAATAAAATAATATTTTACGATGCTGACAATAAAGAATTATATAGTATAGATACAACTCCATTTATAAAAGATGGAATGATAGAATCTGTAGATATTGTAGATAATAATTTATCATTTATTTTCAATAAAGATTCTGGAAAAGAAAATATAAATGTAGCTTTAGATAAAATAAATAAAATAGAATCTGATAGAGCTATTGATGCAGAAACAAATATTAATAATTCTATTACAGCTGAAATTTCTAGAGCAACAACTAAAGAAAATACATTACAAGAAAATATAGATTCTGAAAATGCTAGAGCTTTAACTAAGGAAACTTCTTTATCTAATGATATAGTAACAGAACAACAAAGAGCAGAAGATGCTGAATCTACTTTAAATTCAGCTATAACAACTGAAAAAACTAGAGCTACAACAGCTGAAAAAACTAATGCTGATGCTATTACTAAAGAAATTACAGATAGAACTGCTGCTGATAAAACTAATTCAGATGCTATAACAGCTGAAACTACCAGAGCATAGGCTGCAGAAAAAGTAAATGCTGATGCAATAACTGTAATAAATGGAACTGGAGAAGGTTCTATTACTAAAAAAGTTGCAGATGGAATATCTAGTGTAGTAGCTAATGCTCCAGCTAGTTTAGATGCTTTAAAAGAAATAGCTGATTGGATTAATAGTGATTCTACTGGAGTGGCAGCAATGCAATCTAGTATAACTACATTAACTACAAATTTAACTAACGAAGTTACAAGAGCAAAAGCTGCGGAATCTACAAATGCTGGAAATATTACAACATTAACTTCTGAAAAAGCTTCTAAAGTTAGTGTAAATGGAACTACATATACAGCATCTAATGGATTAATAACTTTACCAAATTATCCTTCTGTTACAGATACTTCTGCAGCTAATCTTACAGGAGTAGTAGCTATAGTAAATGGTGGTACTGGAGCTTCTACAATAGCTGATGCTAGAACTAATTTAGGATTATCTACAGTTGCTAATACAGGATTATATAGTGATTTATTAAATAAACCAGCTTTAGCTGAAGTAGCTACTACTGGAGATTATAAAGATTTAATAAATAGACCTACTACATTAGCAGATTCTGGATTAACAGATATAAAGATTTCTAATGGAACTATTACTATTGGAACTAATACAATAACACCAATAACTAGTTTAAGTACCGTACAGCCAACTTTAGTTTCTGGTACAAATATTAAAACAATTAATGGTAATTCATTATTAGGTTCTGGAAACATAACAATAGATAGTGCTCCAGATTTATCTTCTTATGCGACAAAAACATATGTAGATAATTCAGACACTACATTACAGACAAACATAAACAAAAAGCAAGACACATTAGTAAGTGCAACTAATATAAAAACAATAAACGGTACTTCTATATTAGGAACTGGAGATTTAGCAATAGCTACATATAATCCAGCTAATTACTATTGGGCAGATGTAGCTATTTCTAGTATTAAAAATACTACAAGTAGTCCTACTTTTGCTTCTGCAACTATAACTGGTAATTTATCTGCACAAAATGGAAACTTTACTGTTACTTCAGGTGGTGCTTTTTGGTCTTCAGATAAAAATTTAAAACATAATATTAAAAATATTTCTGAAACTTTTACAAAAAATTTATTTGCAAATAATTATTTCAAAACATTCACTTGGAATGAAACAGATAAAGCTTCTGCAGGTGTAATTGCTCAAGAAATAGAAGAAATAATACCTGAGGCTGTAGTTACAAAGGAAGACGGATTTAAATCTGTAAATTATTAGGTAGTTTTATCTAAAGTAAGCGGAGCAATAATAAATAAAATTAAATCTCAACAAAATGAAATAAATGAACTTAAAGCTTAGATATTAGAAATTAAAAATTTAATAAATAAATAATGGGAAAACTAGTTAATTATACAGGTTTTTCTGGAACTGGAATTAATTCTCTAACATCTAATAAATTAATTACTAGAAGTTTAGCCGAAACTTTAATACAATCTTGTTATCAAATAACTTGGAGTAAAGTTTATGCTGCTAGTCAATTAATAGAAATAGATACTTGGTCAATTACTAAAAAAACTTATAATATATCAAAATCAAGTAATTTTAGTAGTTGGTCAAGTATTTCTTCTGGATCATTACCTACAACAGTTAGTTGTGGAGATTCAGTAAGTTTTACTTTAAGTCCAGCCTCAGGATATTCTACATTAGGTTCTGGATCAATAACTGGAGATGCTAATGTAACAATAAATGGAACTTCTGCAACATCTTGGACAGAAACTTCAAGTAATGTAGTAGTTAATATTCAAGATATAACTAGTGGAATGACAATTAATTTAAATCAAGGAACAGTATCAGCAACTACTTATACTATTACATTTAATAGCAATGGTGGTTCTGGAACTATGAATACTTAGACTGTAATAGAAAATACAGCTACTGCTATTAATAGTAATACATTTACAAGAAGTGACTATACTTTTAGTGGTTGGGCAACTTCATCTACAGGCTTTGTAGTTTATGCTGATGGAGCAAATATTACTTTAACTGGAAATATAACTTTATATGCAGTTTGGAAATAGATAGTACATACATTATCGGCAACAGGAACTTTAAGTACTTGTGCTACAGATAGTTCTGGAATAACTGTAAAATATGACGATTCTACAATTACTAATTATACTATAAGTCCTACGGTAGCAATAAATAATACTGAAAGTACTAAAACATATACAATTAGTTATGCTGGATTATCTACTACAGTTACTCAAGAAGCTAATGCTTTTACAGCTAGTAATTCTTATGATAGCTCTAGTTATGTTATAAATCCATAGACAGGTCCTACAGTATCTTCAGATACAACTAGTTACACATTTAGTGCTACAGCTACTGAAGAATATACTATAAATTATAGTTCTTCTAAAGGATGTGGTAGTAAATCTAGTGTTTCTGGAAATATATATAATACTACTGGAGAAATAATTTATTCTGTAAATAGTGCTTCTACTGTGACTAATGCTACTATAAATGTATCTACTGGAGTAGCAACATTTGATGCTAATACAGGAACCTCTGATAGAAAATTAATTATTTAGGCTTGTGTTGGATCTGATAATAATCATGCTACTTGTAGTTCAATAACTTTAACTCAATCAGCTCCAACTACTCCTTCTTATTATATATATTGGAATGATACAGATGGAACTACATTGTCTGATTCTACATTAGTAGAAGTTGGAGCATATCCAGTTAATCCAACTGTTAGTAAAACAGGATATGCATTTAATGGATGGTCATATAGTCCAGCACTTACTAATGGAATGCCAGCATCTAATGTAACAGCCACAGCTTAGTGGATAGCTACAACAGTATCTATATCTCCAAGTTCATTAACTTTAGATAAAAATGGAACTGGAATGGTATTAGTTACAGTTAATAATGTTCCTTATTCAAATACAAATATTAGTTTAAATAGTTCTTCTTATTATACTAGTTCTGCAGGAGATTAGACAAAAAATGAAACTCCAGATACGTTATATATTAATTCTATAACAGAATCTGTTACTATAACTGCTGGAACTACTACTTGTACAAATGTTCCTATAATTGCTACTTGTAATGGAGTATCTGGAACTGGTTATATAACAATACAAGAACCTACTCCAACTACAATTTCAGTAAGTCCAACATCTTTAGATTATCCAGCTACTACTATAAATACAACAACTCAAGATATTGTAGCTACAGTTTCTAATGGATCTGGAACTACTTCTTGGTCTTATGATTCTACAAATATTGAAGCTAATGTTTCTGGAAATACTTTTAGTTTAGTTAGAGTAAAAGTTCCTGGAACATATACTGTAACAGCTACTAATAACGGAGTTTCTGCTTCAGCCACATTAAATATATCATAGACTACAGTAAGTTTAAATACAACTTCTGCAACAATTAAAGTTGGAGATACATTAACTTTAAGTCCAACAGTAACAAATACAATTTGGATTACTTCTTACGAGAATAATAATTCTAATGTTTCTCTTTCTAAAGTGCCTGGAGATAGTATTGTAGTAACTGGAGCATCTGCTGGAACATCTGTAATAACAGTAGATAATAATAGTGTAACAGCTACGTGTACAATAACTATTGTTGAAGGCACATCTGTAGTTTTAGATAGTTCTTCTAAATCAATACTACTAAATAATACAACAACTATTAATGCTACTGTAACAAATGGTTCTGGAGATACTTCTTGGTCAACATCTGATTCTAGTATTGTACAAATAGTAAATATTAATGGTAATGCCTTAACAATATTAGGAGCATCTACTGGAACAGCTACTATAACAGCTTCTAATAATGGAGTATCTAAAACATGTTCTGTAACTGTAACTGCAACATAGATTACTTTAAGTAAAACTTTAGTAACCTTAAATGAAGGTGGTTCTGCAGAAACTATTACTGCTACAGTAACTAATGGAAGTGGAAATACTGTTTGGTCAGTTAGTAATTCAGCAGTAGCAACAATAAGTTCTTCTGGTAATAGTTGTACAATAACAACTGTTGGAGATGGAGATACTGCTGTTACAGCAACTAATAATGGAACTACAGTAACTTGTAACGTATTATCAAATCCAACAAAAGTAACATTAACTTATGATTGTTCTTAGGGAGAAGCTACGTCACTTAGTTATAATTCTACATTCTACATAATTTGTGCTGCTTATACAACTAATGGTGCTCAAGTAAATGGCACTTGGACTAGTCCAACATTATCGTCTTATGTACAATTAGTTTCATCAACAGGATCAAGTAGTTATTAGAATTAGTTAGTTATTAAAAACATAAATACCAGTGGAGCAAGTATGGCATTTGATTAGAATAGTTTTTCTATAGGATTTACTCCAACAAATAGTTTAATAACTAGTAAATCAATTGTTAATAATATTAATACTTTCTCATTAGCTAAATAATGGAATTAAAAATTGTACGAAAATATAAGGGCCCTAAATATACAATAGGGTCCTTATTTTTAAATAATAAATATTTTTGTGATACTTTAGAAGATGTAGACAGAAATTTAAGTTAGATAATGTCTGAAAAAGATATATTATCTAAAAAAATTTATGGTGAAACTGCAATTCCAACAGGTATTTATAAAATAAATATTACTTATAGTAATAAATTTGGAAAAAGATCTTGGGCAATTAGATTTGAAGGAAAATTACCTTTAATAGAAGATGTAAAAGGTTTTGAAGGTATAAGAATTCATCCTGGAAATACAAATAAAGATACTCTTGGTTGTATTCTAGTAGGATATAATAAAAAAGTTGGAGAATTAATAAATTCACAATATTGTTGGACTAATTTAATGCTCGAATTAACTAAAACTAAAGAAGATATTGAATTAACTATAAAATAAATAATTTTATTATAAATATTTTTATAAATAACAATTTTTATTATATTTGTAATGAATTAACATAAAATAATGAAATATGAGTACAGGAATTGATGATTTAGATTTTGATTCTCCAACAAATGGAGAACAAGAAAAATCGGTAGAAGAACAAACTTTTGGTGCTGAAAATAATTTTAGCAAACCATGGTTAGGTGATAATCTACCACAAGAAACAAACAACAATGAACCTTCAGATAATTCTGAAGGAACAGTATAGAATGTAGATATTATAACAGATTTATTGAAAGCTAAAGGAATTAAAGATCCAGCTCAAATAAAATTTGTAGAAGATAATGGAGAGATTACACCTAAACCTTGGGAACAATTAACTAGAGAAGAGCAATTAAATATACTTAATACTCCTCAAGAAAATTAGGCTGATGATTTAGATGATGACGAAATAGAATTAATAAACTAGCTTAGATTATCTAAAATGACTCCAGAAGAGTTTATAGAAAAAACTAAACAAGATGGAATTTAGGAATATTCTAGTAATACTCCAATTGAACGTACTTATACAGTAGACGATATTTCAGACGATGAATTATATGTTTATGATTTAAAAGCTCGTTCTAAAGATATTACTGATGAAGAATTAACCACAGCTTTAGAAAAAGCTAAAGAAGATCCAGATTTGTATAGTAAATAGATGGCTGGAATTAGAGCTGAATATAAACAACTTGAAGATGATGATATTGCTCAAAAACAAGCTATAGAAACTCAAGAACAACAAGAACGTTTAGAAGCTTTTTAGAATGATATTAGTTAGGCTATATTAGATATGGATTCTGTAGGTTCCTTAGATATATCGTTAGACGATGATGATAGAGAAGAGTTAGCTGAATTTATTTTAGGAACAGATTAGGCAGGAAATAGTTATTTAGGAAAGGCTTTAAATGATCCCGAGACATTAACTAGAATGGCTTGGTTTGCATTAAAAGGCGCAGATGCATTAGATGAAATATAGGATTATTTCACACAATAGATAACAAATGTAAGACAACAAGCATATCAACAAGGACTAGAAGATTCCAAAAAAGGAACTGCCCATGTTGTTATACAAAAAACAGAAGAAAATAAAGAAGAGAATACAAATATTCCCCAATTTTAGAATTCTTCTATAACAGACATTAGTCAATTAGATTAATAAAAATAAAAAATTATGATTGTAGCAAATTTCGTGACTGAGTTTGTTGGTCACGTTAAATTCCGTGAATTGCTGGAATCCCCTCAACTTTAATGAGGCTACATAATGGGAAATCAGCAGCCAAGTATACTATTAGTATAAAGGTTCAACGACTAACAAATTTATTTTGACACGAGCGCGGAACACTAAAAAGTGATGATATAGTCTGAACTATAGAAATGATAAATCTATAGAACATAGGGATAAAGAGCCTTATGGTTAACAAATTTTGAACAGACCCACTATGGGTGACACTAGAACTTATGAAGATTTCTATAAGTTTTTAGGTACAAAACCTTACAAACTCGGAGTTGTAAGTAGATTATATCCAGAATTAACTGCCTCTTATTTAACTGAATCTCTTAGAAATATATTCTATCAAGATAGGAAATCAGGAAATAAGTATCAATCAATCGATTCAATGTATTTTGAATGGGAAGTTGAAACTAATTATATTAAGAGAGTAGAATTTGCAGCTATTCCAGAAGGAGATGGTTCAGATGGAACTGAAATTACTTTTGCATTTAAAGAAAGATATTATGAAAAATATGATATTTTTAAAATAGATAAAACAATGCAACAAGTTATTGTAGTTTCTAGACCAATCAGAAAAGCTGATAATTACTGGGAAGTACAAGGAAGATTAATAGATAATGACTATAAATCAGTATTAAATCTTGGTGGATGTCAAGTAGGTGATACTACAAGATTTTAGTCAAATGCAATGCCTGAGTTACATGAGGAAGGATATATTAAATATCAATCTAACATAGAAAAGCATAGAAACTATATTACAACACATCGTGTTGATGATAGTTACTCAGCATTATATGCAGCACATGAAAACACATTTATATCTATAGCTGAAGGTAAAAATCAAGGAGATTTAACTGAATCTATATATAAAATGGATAAGAAAGAAAAAGTATTACTTGATAATTTCTTATATGTACGTAATAATGGTTTGTTATTTAATAAATGTAACGTAGATGTTAATGGAAAACCAACTATTGTAGATCCTAAACTTTGTATTGGGATCTTTAAATTCATTTAATTGCTGGAAACTCCTAAATGGACAATCAGCAGCTAAGATAATACACATTCAGGCCTATATAGGTAGAGTATTATAAAGTTCAACGACTAGTCGCAAGACGTACATTAAAATTAATGGAAATGGTGAATAATTTAACAAAAAATAAAGTAATTGTTTATTGTACTATAAATAATATAAATAAATATATTTATGTTGGAGTACATTTATGTAAAAATTTAAAATTTGATGGATATATTGGATGCGGGGTTTATATAAATTAGCCCTCAAGCTACAATCATCCAAAAACAAAATTTCAAGCAGCAGTGCAGGAATTTGGCCCTAATAATTTTAAAAGAATTACATTACAAATATTTGATAAAGAATCTGATGCCTATGAATTAGAATCAGAAATAGTAAATGAAGAATTTCTTAAAAGAAAAGATGTTTATAATCAAGTTATAGGTGGCTGTGGTGGAGATTTAGCAAATAATGCTAAACCATGCTATCAGTATGATTTAAACGGAAATTATATTAATGAATATGAATCAGAACAAAAAGCAGCTATAGCTGTAAATAGATGTTTTACAGTTATTAAAAGAGCAATAAAAAATAATATACAATCAGCAAATTATTTTTGGTCAGAATTTAAATATGATAAATTAGATTTATCTAAATATAAAACTACCGATAATAAAGTATTAGTATTTCAATATTCTTATAGTGGAGAATACGATTGTTGTTATGAATCTACGTCAAGTGCTGCTAGATGTAATAATTGTACAAGTTCAAATATTTGTAGAGCTTGTAAATTAGGATATAAAATAAATAATAAATATTTTTCATATATTTTTAAACCTACTTTTGATAGAGCAAGGCAAATTAATATTAATCATGTTTATCAATATTCATTAAGTGGTGAATATATAGCTGAATATAATTCTTGTAATGAGGCAGAAAAAATTTTAAATGTTCCAAGAGGGCTGAGTACAGCAATAAAACTAGGAAGAACATTTCATAATTATCAATGGAGAATGGAAAAATTAGATAAAATTGATTCTGTTGAAGTAAAATGTCAAGCAAGAAAAGTAGGTCAATATGATTTACAGGGAAATTTAATTAAAATATTTAAAACAGTTACTGAATGTAAAAAAGAATTTTCTGGATGCCAACACGTACTGCAAGGTAGAAATAAAACATCTGGAGGATTCATATTTAAATACATAGAATAAATTAAAGATATAGTCTAATCTTTATGGTAACATAAAGTAATAAAACGGATACAAACAGACCTAAACATTTTGCAATCGCCGCATAATAAATGGGTCGGTAAGTTGAAAAACTTACAAAAATTAATTTCTTTAATTGCTGGAAGTTCCTTATAGGATAATCAGCAGCGAAATTTTACATAAGATAAGCTTTATAAGTAATCGTAAAATACGTTCAACGACTAGATTTTTATAATCGTACACTTAAACTAAGTGGAAATGGGAAATAACTTAATAAAAGTATAAAATGAAATATATAGTTTACTTAACTACAAATAAAATAAATAATAAAATTTATATTGGAGTACATGAAACAGAAAATCCAAATATATTTGATGGTTATATAGGATGTGGAGCAAATATAAATAAACCAAATTCTTATAACAAAGGAAAAACACACTTACATCAAGCAATATTAAAATATGGGATTTCTGCATTTCATAGAATAACATTAAAAGAATTTGATAATTTATCTGATGCATTAGATTTAGAATGTTGGATAGTATCAGATGAATTTATAAAAAGAACAGATACTTATAATATGATTCTTGGTGGAGGATATCCTCCAATATTATCTAAAAAAGTATATCAATTTGATTTACAAGGTAATTTAATAAAAGATTGGAAATCAATAGTATCTGTAATTGATAATTATAAATGTAATAAAAATAGAATAACAATGGCAATAAAAGATAAACGTAGTTTTGATAATTGTTATTGGTCTTTTACAAATACAATAAATATTAATAATTATAGATTAAGTTCTAGAGGTTATGT